TCATCTAATCAACTGAAAATAGTTGCAGCTCTTCTAGGCTAAACATTCCCCAACAATCAAGGAGTAACAATGGCCATTTCCACACGCCAAGTCACCGTGACAACAACGCCAACACTTTTGGTTGATAACACCGCCGAAGCAGAAGAGGTTCATCTTCATGCAGCAGGTGGTCAGGCAGTTCATCTCGGCGGTGCTGATGTCACAGTTTCAACAGGATTTGAATTGGATAGCGGTGAAAAGTTAGTCCTTCAAAACAAGAACAATCCAATCTATGGAGTGACCAACAACGGAACCACTCTTGTTCAAGTGATGGCAATTGGCTTATGAGCGTTCAAGATTGGGCAGCGTTGGCAGTTTCACTTCTGACAATCGGTGGTGCATTTGTTGCCATGACTCGATGGCTTGTCAAGCATTACCTGGCAGAGTTGAAGCCAAATGGCGGATCAAGCATGAAGGATTCAGTTGCACGATTGGAACGACAAGTTGAAGAAATTTATCGCATCCTTCTTGCTCGCAGTAACTCTTAGCGGTTGCAGTTATCAAGGTTGGGTTCGCTACCCTTGCCAAGAGTTTGAAAATTGGGAAAAACCTGAATGCAACAAACCGCAATGCGACATCACAGGAACCTGCATTGGTATTTGTGACTCAACCGATGAAGCAAGCACCCAATGATGCAGCTTTTATTGACCTTGTATCAACATTGACAGTCTTTCTCACAGGAACTTTGGCAGGGATAGTCTCTGCAAATGGACTCAAATCAAAAACAAAGCAAGGGGAGAACAATGTCAGCTCAACTCAATAAGTTTCTTGATGTGGCACGAGGCGAAGAAGGCTTCATTGAAGGCCCTGCCGATAATCAAACTCACTATCAAAAGGCAAACCAAGCATGGTGCGGAGCATTCGTCAATTGGTGTGCAAAACAAGCCAAAGTGACCTCAATTCCCAACTGCACATTCACACCGTCAGGGGCAGAGGCGTTTCAAGCAAAGGGCAAATGGCAAGATGCCGAGGTTGCCACGCCCATGCCAGGTGACATCGTGTTCTTTGATTTCCCATCAGATAATGTTGACCGGATTTCTCATGTGGGCATCGTCTTGCAGGTTCGAGATGATGGAACTGTCGTGACAATTGAAGGCAACACGGCACCTGATAAAAAGGGCGATCAGCGCAATGGCGGTCAAGTTTGCCGTAAGGTTCGCGCCTATAAGAAGAAGAATCGTGGGAAACTAAAGACATCCTTGCCTGTGTTCATTGTTGGATTCGGCAAGCCTACTTTTAAGGAGTAATGATGCTTGACAAAGTAAAACTTGAAGCAGTCGTAAAGACATACTTGCGTGCAGCAGCAGCAGCCGTTGTAGCTCTATATCTTGCAGACCCAAATCAGCCTGTGAAGAATTACCTTGCAGCAGGATTGGCAGCAGTTGCCGGGCCTGTTTTGAAGGCGCTTGATTCCAAGTCAACAGAATTTGGCAGAGGAAGCAAGTAAAAATGAACCGGGGGGAAATTTTAGATGAGGCAAAACGCCTCACGCATACTGATCGTCAAAAAAACTATGGATCACCGTATGTAAATCACAAGCGCATTGCCGACCTGTGGAGCGTGTATCTTGAAACTGAGATAACACCTTCACAGGTCGCTTTGTGTTTATGTCTTGTGAAAATAGCTCGTTTGATTGAGACACCTGACCATGAAGACTCATTTGTAGATTTGGCAGCATATGCCTCAATAGCAGGGGAGATTGAATCACGATGGAAATGATCACGCTTGTTCCAACTCGTGGGCGACCACAAAATGCAGTTGAACTCTTAGCCTGTCACGATGAACTCTCAAGTGCCTCACGCTTGCTCTTCATCGTGGACTATGACGACCCAAAGGCAGATGATTATGTCTTTGAAGTAGGCGATGATTATGTAATCACCTGCAACAATGATTCTCGCGGAATGGCAAAGCCACTCAATTATGTGGCACGCAAATACCAAGACAAATACAACTTTATCTTGACAACTTTTGGAAGAAATTGGGCGAGGATTTAGGCTCTTTGACCTATCTTGAAGATGTCATCATTGAGCATATGCACCCGATTGCAGGAAAAGCTGATTGGGATGAGGGTTATCGTGAGGTCAATGCGCAGGAAGTTTATTCTGCCGATGCTCTTGCTTACAAGAACTATATTGAATCTGAAGCATACGAGGTCTTACTGAAGAAACTTCGCAAATGAAACAGGCAATCTCTTTTTCTTTGTATGGGTCAGACCTTCGATACTCAGTCGGAGCAATCAAAAACGCCATCATTGCTCAAGAGATTTTGGATGAGGAATATGACCTCATCTTCTTTGTCGGGCAATCGGTGCCTTCCTGGGTAATCTCAACCCTGCGCCTGTTTCCCAATGTTCGAGTTATTCAAACAGATGCACCTGAAGATCACACCGCCAAATTATGGCGCTTTCTTGCGTGTGAACTAGATTATGACTTTGTTGCCTTCCGTGATGCCGATGCTCGATTGTCTTTGCGTGAACTCAAGGCACATGAGGAATTCATTGAGTCAGGCTTAGATGCCCACATCATGAAGGATCATCCGATTGGTCACAATTACCCTATCAATGCAGGTATGTTCACAGTTCGCTCGGCACTCTTCAAGGACATTCGCACTCTGATTGAGTCTGTTGAAATCAAGGACTATTACACCCAAGATCAAGACTTCCTGAGAAATCTGATTTACCCACGGATTCAGTTCTCGTGCTTTGTTCATGACGAGTTCTACGATACAGCCGTTGAAGGCAAATCCATCCGCAAGCCATATCTGCTTGAACCTGTCAACCAGGTAAGTCACATTGGCGCAGCTTTAGATGAGAATGATAGGTTTATGTTCACCGTTGATCAACAGAAATCTGTGACTTTATCGGGTGATGATAAATACTTGTATGAGTGGGGGCAATAATGAAAATTCTTATCACAGGCGATGCCGGCTTTGTTGGGCGTGCATTTCATCGTGCGCTTGCAAAACAACGCCATGACATCACAGGCATTGACCTAGTAAATGGCAAAGAGGTTCGACATTTCTTCGCCACAGACAACACACAGTTTGACATCGTGATTCATCTCGCGGCGATTGTCGGTGGGCGAATGACTATTGAGGGCAATCCTTTGTCAGTTGCCTCTGACCTTGCCATCGATGCAGATATGTTCCAATGGGCGCTGAAAACTCGCCCGAAGCACATTGTCTATTTTTCATCAAGTGCGGCTTATCCAATCTTCTTGCAAAAACTTGCCTATCAACAAAAATTGCGTGAAATTGACATCAATCTTGAACATATTCGCACACCTGATTTCACTTATGGTTGGGCGAAGTTATCGGGCGAAATGCTTGCTTCATATGCAAGAGCTGAAGGTTTGAAGGTAACTGTGTTGCGCCCATTCAGCGGATATGGTTCAGATCAGGCGCTTGATTACCCATTCCCATCTTTTATTGAACGCGCCAAGCGCAAGGCAGACCCATTTGAAGTGTGGGGCAGAGGTACCCAGGTGCGCGACTTTGTTCACATTGATGATGTCGTTGGAGCTACATTTGCAGCCGTGATGAATGATGTTACAACAATGAATATCTGCACAGGTCGCCCAACCTCATTCATTGAATTGGCAGAAATGGTGATGTTGCAAGCAGGTTATCTTGCGCCTATCAAAAACAATCTTGATGCGCCAATAGGTGTTGAATACCGCGTAGGCGACCCGACTGGGATGCTTGAAGTATATGAACCAGAAATCTCCCTCGAAGAAGGCATTGCTCTCGCGCTTGCCAAATAAGAAATCCCCCTCACCATTGGTCGGTCATGGTGAGGGGGATTTTTTTGTCTTTTTAGGCTAAATCCACTCCATCATCGGTGCAGGTTGAATGTCTTTGACGACCTCATAGAACTTGCCTGATTCGTGCAATGATCCTGCGCCTACAACATATCCATTGTGTTTGATGTCAACGCCTTCACGCAATTTTCCCTTGAACTTAGCATCGGCAGGGGCGGTGTAATACAAATGCAAGCCATCGCCTGTTGCAACTGTGAATGTGTCAAGGTTAAGACCTTCAGTTGTTCCGCCGTTTCGGTAATCAATGTCAAAGACAACTAAGTTTGAAGGGGCGCAAGCGATGCCAATGTTGAGCATCGGTGCGCGAGTGAACCATTTCTCAATGGATTCAATGTCAGTTGTCGCTGACTTATACCCATGAGTTGCAATGGGAAAGAATGGTGTCTTTTGATAAGGAGCAACAGGCAAGATG